ATCGTCAAGGCGAGATACTTGCACGTAAGCTTGCGGGTAAAGAGGGTGGTGGTCGTGACATCTTAGGCACTGCCAAGGAACGCATGACTGACTGGAAGCAGGCATTGCAGGAATGGATTAGCTCTATCTCTGCGGGTGATGACAATTCACGCTTCTGTCCTCCCAACAAACGCTTGCTCGCTTCGGGCTTCGTTATGCCATCACACTTCACAGAGTCAGTCGGTGAGTTGATACTTGCTGTCGACACATCGGGCTCTATGTATCCTTACTATCGTCTGCTGTTCGGTGAGATCGCTCGCATCTGCAACATCACCAAGCCTGCGGGTGTGCGTGTGTTGTGGTGGGACACTACTGTATGTGGTGACCAAGCCTTCAAGCCTGCTGACTATGAACAGATCGCTTCGCTCATGAACCCCAAGGGCGGTGGCGGTACTACTCCTGATGTTGTTGTCGACTACATCAAGGAACACAAGATCGACGCTCGGGCAATCGTCTGGTTGACAGATGGTTACCTTGGTTGCGATACCCCGAATACCCCAATGCCATCTCTGTGGGGTGTGGTAGAGAACGAGTCATTCGTTCCTACCTATGGCAAAGTCTTGCACATTTCTGTTTAACTTAATCTTTGGAGATCTTTATCATGAATCAATTCTTATCTGCATCACAAGTTGTTTCCCTCATCGCCGCTGTCGGTGACAAGCGCACAGTAATTGTGGAGGGCGAGAACGGCATCGGCAAGACTGCCCTGTTCCATGCCCTGCGTAAGCTACCCAAGTTTGCTGACCACATCGCTGTGCAACCTATCGACTGCACTCAGTTGTCTGACGGCTCTGTGTGGATGCCTGACCTTGATCGTGAGAATGGCGTGTCTCGTGAGTTACCCAACGAGCGCTTCGGTGTCAGTGCGTTCAATCAACTTGGTGTCAACAACTCCAAGCCTATCCTCGTAGGTCTGGACGAGATCGCCAAGGCACCGCAGTTCATCAAGAACGTGTTGGCTCCGATCATCTATGAGCGCAGGGTCGGCAACCTGAGCATGCCTGAGGGTAGTGTCGTTGTGTGCTTCACCAATCTATCTATCGAGGGTCTTGGTGATTCCATCCAAGCGCACTTACGTAATCGTCTGGTGTTCGTCAAGATGCGTAAGCCTAGCGCTGATGAGTGGGTCAAGTGGGCTACTGACAATGGCGTCAACCCAATGATTATTGCTTTCGTCAGCAACGAGCCACGCGTTATGCAATCGTTCCTTGACTACGAGAAGGGCGGTATGTTCGAGGGCAAGGACTTGTCCAAGGACAACGGCTTCATCTTCAACCCCAAGTCTACGCAACTTGCATACGCTACACCTCGCTCGTTGGTTGCCGCTAGTGACATCCTCGATGCGGGTCTTGGTGTTCTCGATGACGACACACTTGAGGCGGCTCTCGTTGGTACTGTCGGTGCTACTACTGCACAGGCATTGTCATCGTTCATTCGCTTCGGTCGTGAGATCTGTGAGTATGCGCGTGTCATCAAGTCACCTGACACAGCACCGCTGTCTGACAATCCCACAGCACAGCTTATCCAAGTATTCCAGTTCGTTACTCGTGTAGCGGACAGGACAGAAGCAGAAGCCATCGTCAAGTACGTATGGCGTATGCGTGCAGAGATGCAGTCAATCTTCTGCAACACAGTAGCAACAAGTCAGCGTGTGGCTTTGTTCGCTACGATCAATGAGTTCGGTCGCATGTTAGCCGAGCACAAAATCTTTTTCTCAACCAAGTAATGCGAAAGAAGAAAAAGAAACCTGTACCACCACCTATTGCGTATCACGCTAGATGGTGGCCTAACGACCCTGTTCGCAAGCGTGCATCAATCCAAATTAAACGAGGCTCTGACGTAGTCTACGAAGTTTGGTTTGATGACATCAACGAACAGGAACTGCAACAAATGGAATCCGTAATCTTAGACCTTTATATAGTAGGAGTTAATCATGAATACAACTAGTACCCCCCGCCTCAACATCGACACATGCGCAATGCTTGTGGAGTTCAACGCTTCTGTGTGGACAGCACGTAAGCTAGACAAGACTACCACCAACGAAGTGGTAGCAAGCAAGAACGCGGGGGCTAAAGATGCCGCCCGTGTCAACAAGCACCTGCTCGCAGGTCGCACCGAGTTGGACATCATCCAACAAGCGGTCGGTCGCGCACGTCAATTCGTGTACGACAACACAGCACCTTGGTCTGACTCAGGTCTGCGTCTCTTACCTACTGTCAACTTCATGAAGTTCACTGAGCGCATGAATGACTTCGAGGAAGAGATGGAGACGCTGGTCAAGGCTTTCGTTGTTATCTACCCTACGCTTATCACAGCGCAGGCATTGGCTCTCGGTGACATGTTCAAGAGAGATGACTACCCATCCGCTAATGAGATGATGACTAAGTTCTCATTCCGCGTTAACTACATGCCAGTCCCATCATCGGGTGACTTCCGTGTAGACGTAGGCAACCAAGCACAGGCAGAACTCAAGCAACGTCTTGAGTCTCTGACACAGGAACGCATCGACTCTGCTATGGCAGACGTGCGTGAGAGACTTAGCACCCACCTCAAACGTATGTCAGACAGATTGACTACTGACTATGTAGGCGGTGAGGCTAAGCAAAGGCGCTTCCACGACACGCTTGTCGATGGTGCGCTTGAGTTGTGTGATCTCACTAAGGCATTGAACGTGACAAACGACACAACGCTTGAGACTGCACGTAGTCAGTTAGAGCAGTTACTTGTGGGCGTGACGCCTGCTGATCTGCGTAAGAACGAGGCTATTCGTCAAGACGTCAAGAAGAACGTCGATGCCATCCTCGACAAGTTTAACTTCTGAAAGGTACACCATGGACACCACATACTTAACCAAGGTTCGTCGCATCTTTGCCACCTACGATGCACCACCTGAAACAATTCGTAGCTATCAACGCCAATGGGTGCGCTCAATCCGCACTCTGGGTAACAAGTGGTTGGTTGCTCGCCCTGTTCCACGCTTGGAGTCGTGATGCGCTTTCGTCGTACTGCTACACCCAAGAAGTACCTGTCTGCGGGGGAGGTAGAGAGTCGTCTGTATGGCGCACCTCTGCCTGACCTACATAAGCACACGCGCCCCCTTAGTGGGGGTGCGTTGGAAGCGAAAGAAATACTCAACAACCTAGCACCAAGAAAGGGAACACTCATCATGCCTGATCTACAGTCAGCACTCAAAAACGCAATCGAATCGTGGGAGCCAACTCCCACAGGACAACAACTCAAGGAGAAACTTATGCCCAAGCAATCATTCCCAATTCAGAACAATGTTACCCGCGTAGTATTTGATTACGTGAAACTCCACCCCGGCACGACATCCGCCGCCGCCAGTCGTGATCTAGTTAAGCATGGATTTAAAGAGTCATCAGTCACAGCACTCATGGCGCAGTTCGTTCGTGCGGGGCTTGCTGTGCGAGATAACAACCACGGCTATCGTGTTACTGTGGACGAGTACACACCTATGAAGGCGAGCGCTAAGTACGCCAAGAAGACTGCGAAAGTCAAGCCAGCGACCACTAAAGACCACAAGCGACCACAAGCGACCGCAAATGACGGCATTGCCGCGCTACAACCTGATGCTACCGCCGTCAAGCGAATGGTGAATACTATTGTGTTCGGTAAGCCTCCAGAAGAAGTTATCAAGAACATGACTGTGTTGCAAGCACGCGAGTTGTACGACTACCTCAAGAGAATCTTCGGCGGATAGTATGACGTGGCCCTTTCCCCTATTCCCAAACCCCAAGGACAAGGGCAACCGAGTCCCTAAATTTAACCCCGACAACCACGAGGATGCACCAAGATGACACAAGATGAAATCATTGCGATGCTCAGAGCATCGTGCGACAAAGACAAAGTAGACCCTGAGCAAAATGGCTTTTGGATAATCCATACTGATGAACTTGAAGCCTTTGCCAAGCTAGTAGCAGAGCATGAGCGTGAGGCGTGTGCCGATATTGCTGAGAATTGGAACAGCAATGGCATGCCTAGAACTGGAGTAGCAAATGAAATCCGAGCAAGGAGAAGAACACATGAAGAAGCTCAGTGAAACCACGGCAAGGACAACCATCGGCATGATGCGTTCAATGGCAAGTCATGTACCAATCAGCCCCTTTCATTTGCAAGCCGCTAAAGATATGGAAGACATGCTTGCAGAACTGTCGGAGTTACGCAAGCTGGGCAGAGGTAGCGGTAAGCGCAATGACGTACTAGAAGAAGTGGCGTTGGAGTTTGAGAAGATGAAAAACTTCGGTGACACAAGCGCAAGCTTTGCTGTGTTTGTGCGGAGTATGAAAAAGTGAAAAGCAATCACAACATCATTCGAGAACTACTCAAACAGTACCCCGATGGTTTGAAGTCAAGCGATATAGCTAAGCTCACGGGCATAGACAATCGTTCTGTCAACAAATCATTGGAGGGTGTGTTTGGTGTGTACGTAGATCGGTGGGAGAAGTCAACTCACCGCAATACACTAGCCGCAATATGGGTCGTCGTTGACGTACCCGAGAACTGCCCGAAACCAAATAACATGGGCAGAAGAACCAAATTAAATTCAAAGGACTGACGTGTTCACGATAAGATGATTTGTGCAAGCCCAGTAGATGCGACCACACTTTGTCGGCAACAAGGGGCGTCCAGTCCTTTGAGTATTGACCTCTTGTTGCCATTCCGCAACGCGACACGAGGGGGCGCGTAATCTACTTTACCCCCTCACCTAATTAACAGGAGGTTGACATGTCAACACCAGAAGTAAAAGTCAAGAAACAGATACGTAAAATACTAGATGAGTTGGGCGTGTACTACGCCATGCCCATCGGAACAGGATACGGAAACTCAGGGGTACCTGACTTTCTCGTGTGTGCTGGCGGCAAGTTCGTCGGCATTGAAGCGAAAGCGGGTAAGGGTAAAACCACCGCTCTACAAGAAGCCCATCTGAGCCGCATACGTGGCGCAGGGGGGATAGCCGTTGTCATCAATGAGGACAACATACAAACTTTAAAGGAGGTCTTATCATGAGCGAAGCAATGTCACAAGAAGAGTTAGAGCAACGCATTAACAAGATGTCAGACGAAGAGCAGGCGCACTTCAAGTTACTGATATACAAGTTGGTGATGTGTTATGGAGAAGGGCAAGCGCAAGGCGTTGTCATCATCGGTCGCGCAGAGGATGCGTTTGCAGGAGTCGTTACCCTAAACTGTAATGAGATGGAGGCGTCGCAACTCATGTTGGCGGCAAACGATTTTTTCGGCTTTCTAAACGTCCTCGACGCACCACCCAAGGAGAGTTTTAATTGAGCAAACCATACGACAAAATAATAACCATCGACTTTGAAACTCTTTGGGACACCAAGGAGGGCTACACCCTGACAAAGATGACAACCGAGGAGTACATACGCCATGATAAATTTAGAGCGTTCGGAGCTTGCGTCCATGTATACGGAAGCGATGAACCAATTAGATGGTTTGGAGATACGGAGTTACGTGAGTACCTTGATGGGGTCGACTGGGGACGAACCGCAGTGCTTGCCCACAACGCACAGTTCGATGTATCAATTATGGAGTGGAGATACAACGCCCATCCATGTTTCATCTTCGACACGTTATCAATGGCGCGAGCTTTACGTGGCGTGGAAGTTGGTAACAGTCTTGCCAAGCTTTCCAACGACTTTGGACTTGCCCCAAAGGGTAACGCTGTTTACTCGACAAACGGATTGTCCGAACTTACCCCCGTTGTTGAGGAAGAGCTTGCGAACTACTGCAAACATGATGTGTTTCTGTGCGAGGAAATATTCAAGAGACTTGTTGTTGCTTACCCATCCAAAGAGTTAAGGCTCATCGACATGACGCTCAAGATGTACACGCGTCCGCTGTTAGTACTAGACCAATCAATGTTAATTAAGGCGCTAGCCGAGGAGGGCAAAGCTCGTGAACAACTATTACAGAGGCTCGGCGTGGAGGATGCTGAGTTGGCATCGAACCCAAAGTTTGCTGAACTACTTAAAACACTCAATGTGGTTCCGCCCACAAAGACAAGCAAGACAACGGGGAAAACCACGCTCGCTCTTGCCAAGAACGATGCCCTATTTCAAACGCTACTCAACAGTGAACGTGAAGACGTTGCCCTACTTTGTCAAGCGCGTCTTAAGGTTAAATCAACCACTGAGAGAACCCGCGCCCAAAGATTTCTTGATATTGGAAAACGCGGTACGCTTCCAGTCCCGCTTTCTTATTACGGCGCGCAGACAGGTAGATGGACTGCGGCAAAGGGGTCGGCCATCAACATGCAAAACCTCAAGCGCAAGTCGTTCCTACGCAAAGCGATTATGGCTCCCGAGGGCTATCAACTGGTCGTTGGGGACTTATCTCAGATTGAACCGCGAGTGCTCGCGTGGCTTTCGGATTACGAAGATATGCTCGACATCTTCAAGGGAGGTGGTGACCCTTACGCGGCTTTCGGGGCTCAGATGTTTAACATTCCGAACCTCACCAAAGAAACACACCCAGATCTGCGACAGTCTGCGAAGTCTGCGCTACTTGGGTGCGGTTACGGCCTCGGTTGGGCTTCGTTTGCCTCTCAACTACTCGTCGGTTTCCTCGGTGCACCACCGGTCAGGTACTCGCGGGACTTTGCTAAAGCGTTAGGCGTTGACTCTGAGTATGCGGAGGCGTTCGCTAAGTGGAACGGTAACGATGAGAAGATGTTTGACATCCCGCACACATGTTCTACCAAGGAGTTACTTAACCATGTGCTTGCGTCCAAAGCTATCATAGATACGTATAGGAGAACTGCGTACCCTGTTGTAGCGTTCTGGAGTCTCTGTGAAACAGCTTTACACAGAGCGCTTGTAAAGGGTGAGGAACTGGTGTATAAATGTATTACGTTCCGCAAAGGTGAGATAGAATTACCAAACGGGATGAAGTTGTTGTACCCTGATCTTCGCTATGTGAAGGACGACAAAGGTAGGAGCCAAGCAGTCTACGGGCCACACGCTACCAAGTTGTATGCAGGGAAGATAACGAACAACATTACGCAGGCATTGGCGCGTATTGTTATGACGGATGGTATGTTGAGGGTAGCAAAGAAATACCCGATCGCAGGCACAGTGCATGATGAGTTGATTGCTGTTGTACCTGACGATGAAGTGGTTGACGCTAAGACTTGGGTCTTGGCGCAAATGACTATGGAGCCAAGCTATATGCGTGGCATTCCATTAGACGCTGACGGTGGCGCTCACCGGAGATATGGATTAGCAAAAAGCTAGGAGAAGCAATGCAGATACCAAAACGCATACAAGTTGGCAACACTGAGTACGCCACAATCATGGTCAATAAAGCCAAGCGACAAGATACGTTGGGCACAATCGACTACACACACGGCATCATCTGGCTTGCCAAGAGAGATGCTTACGGCAACAAGTTAGACAAAGCAGAACTGGCCGACTCGTTCTGGCATGAGATGACTCACGCTGTACTACACGACATGAAGCACGAGCTATGTAGTGACGAGAAGTTTGTTAATGCTTTTGCCAAGCGCCTTTCTTCTGCAATCAACTCAGCCCAACTATGAAACAACCCGCATGGTCACACTCAGCCCTCAAAGATTTTGAGGGATGCCAACGCCGTTACCAAGAGGTCAAG